CGCTACGCTGAAGGCGGCATGATCGAACTTGAAAATAAATATGCGGAGGGTGGTATTGTAAACGCCGAAGCTGCTAAGTACGATCCCGACGCAGTAGATGCGCTCGTCAAGCAAATCGAGGCCGAATATGTCTGATATTCTAAACGACGATGATGACGAGCGCGGCGAGAAGGTTGAACTCGTTGACGAGGACAACCTTGAGGTCGAAGACACCGAAGACGGTGGCGCCATCATTCGCCTCGAAAACAAAGAAGACGAAAAGCTCCATCTGGAGCATTTTGCAAATATCGTTGAGGAAGTTAATCAGGCTGCCTTAAAAGAAGTCGTCAGCGACCTGCTCGATAAGATCGAGCGGGACAAGGAAGCCCGCGAAAAGCGGGACAAGCTGTACGAGGAGGGTCTGCGCCGCACGGGCTTGGGCGATGACGCCCCCGGCGGTGCTCAGTTCAACGGCGCGAACAAGGTCGTCCACCCCATGCTCGTTGAAGCGTGCGTGGACTTCTCTGCGCGCTTCATGAAGGAAGTCTTCCCGCCCAACGGGCCTGTGAAGAGTAAAATTTACGGCGACCCCGATAAGGAAAAGGTTGAGAAGGCAGAGCGCAAGGCTGCCTTCATGAACTGGCAGACGACGCAGCAGATGCCGGAGTTCCGCTCCGAGCTTGAGCAGTTGAGCACGCAGTTGCCGCTCGGCGGCGGTCAATACATGAAGTTCATGTGGAACCCGCAGCGTCGGCGTCCGCAGGCTGAATTCGTGCCGATTGACGACGTTTATCTGCCGTTCGCTGCGACCAACTTCTACACCGCCGAGCGCAAGACGCACGTTCAGTACATCACGAAGATGGAGTACCTGAAGCGCGTCAGGGCGGGCATGTATATCGACGTTGATCTCGGGTATCCGGATGACCCGGAATTCAGCAAGGCGACAATTGCCAACGATAAGATCGAGGGTCGCAAGGCTACCAGCTACAACGAGGATGGCCTGCGGACCATCTTTGAAATTTACACTTATCTGGATATCGAGGGCGAAGAACTCTGCCCGTACATTCTGAGCGTTGATAAGTCCACGAATAAGGCTCTCGCGCTCTATCGCAACTGGGAACCTGACGATGATCGTCGTCAGGAGCTTGATTGGATTGTCGAGTTCCCGTTCGTGCCGTGGCGTGGGGCGTACCCCATCGGCCTGACGCACATGATCGGTGGCTTGTCTGGCGCGGCTACGGGTGCCCTACGTGCCCTGCTCGACAGCGCGCACATCCAGAACATGCCGACGCTGCTCAAGCTCAAGGGTGGCCCGGGTGGTCAGACGATCAACCTCCAGCCGACCGAAGTGGTCGAGATGGAGGGCGGCGCGCTGATCGATGACGTGCGTAAGCTTGCCATGCCCATGCCGTTCAACCCGCCGAGCCCGACGCTGTTTCAGCTTCTGGGCTTCCTGGTGGATGCCGGTAAGGGCGTCGTGCAGACCAGCTTCGAGAAGCTGAGCGACCAGAACCCGAACCAGCCTGTCGGCACGACGATGGCCCTGATTGAGCAGGGCATGGTCGTGTTCAGCAGCATCCACTCGCGCCTGCACAACGCGATGGCCCGCTGCTTCAAGATCCTGCATCGCATCAACTCGGCCTATCTGACCGAAGAGGATGTCGAGGCTCAGATTGACGGGCTGGAGATCGATCCGTCGGACTTCGACGGGCCTCTCGATGTGGTGCCTGTCAGCGACCCTGCGATCTTCTCCGAGACGCAGCGGTTCGCGCAGGTGCAGGCCATCATGCAGCGTGCGGCTGTCGCGCCGCAGCTATATGACCCGCGCAAGGTCGAGGAACTGTTCCTCCGCACGCTGAAGGTTCCGGCGGATGAGGTTCTTCAGCCGGAGCCTGCCAAGGAGAACATGGACCCGGTGAGCGAGAATGTCGCAGCCGCCATGGGTCGCCCGGTCTACGTTCTGCCGCAGCAGGATCACATCGCGCACATCATGACGCACATGGCGTTCTTGAAGTCGCCGCTGTTTGGCAGCAATCCGGCGATTGCCAAGACTTACATCTATCCGATGTCTATTCACCTGCGCGATCATCTCTTAAACTATTATCTTGTTGAGGCGCATAACGCTGTTGATATCGCGCAGAAGCAGGATCTGATCCCAGATGAGGCGAGCGATCAGGTCAAGGTGATCTTGCAGGTTCAGCAGTTCATCGAGCAGCAGCTTGCTGGGATGGGTCAGGAGATTGGCTCCATCGATCAGGTCGCGCAGCAGTTTGCGCCTCAGCCGCCGATGCCGCCGGACAACAGCATGCAGGTTGCCCAGCTTGGGGCGCAGGTACAGCAGATGGCGATCCAGCAGCGCGCTCAGGCCGATCAGCAGCGTCTTGCGATGCAGGCTCAGATCGAGCAGGCCAAGCTCCAGGACAAGCAGCAGGATCGCGCTGAGAAGCTTCAGGCCGAGCAGCTTAAGGAAGCCTCTGAGAGCCAGCGTATGGCGGCTGAGATCGCTTCCCGCGAGCGCATGAACACGGCGGATAATGATACCGCCAAGCTCCTTGCCGCTGCCGAGATGGCGACCGGCGAGAAGGTGGCCGTCAGCACAGGTACAGGGTTGAATCCCGGCCCATGAATTATTCAAAACACTACGAGGCGCTTATCGCCAAAGCTAAGGCGCGGGGTAAGCCGGAAGGCTATGCGGAGCGGCATCATGTCGTTCCACGCAGCTTAGGTGGGTCTAATAGCCGTAACAACCTTGTATGGTTGACCGCACGTGAGCATTTTATCGCTCATGTTTTGTTGGCACATGTTCACGGCGGCTCGCAGTGGTATGCCGTGATGATGTTTGCTGCCGGGGAACAACGCGTAATCAATAGTCGGCTATACGATATCGCAAAACGTAAGCATGCTATTTGGATGTCTGAAAAATTTAAAGGGGTTTCTTTGTCCGAGGAGCACCGCTCACGCATATCCGCAGGTTTGTTGGGGAATCGCAACACCGCAGGACACGCGCTGTCAAAGTCTCATCGAGATGCCATAAGCGCCGCGTTGATTGGCAACCAGCACACTTCGGGAGTGATACCCGGCGAAGCGACCCGGCAAAAAATGTCGGAGGCTCATAGCGGCGCTAAGCATCACTATTTTGGAAAACGCCGGTCTTCGGAAACCCGCGCTAAAATTAGCGCGAAATTGTCTGGAGTAAAAAGAGGTCCAAGAGGCCCGAGAAGTGAAGAAACGAAGGCGCGTATCCGCGCTGGAGTTCTGGCGGCAAATGCTGCCAGATTAAACCCCAACCCTAATCCGTAAGGATAACTACGTTGGATAACCTGACCTACGGACAAAAGGCTGTCGGCCTCAGCTTCAATCCGAGCGGCGATGATAAGGTCGCCCGGGTGAAGCAGATGTATGCCGACATTATCGATATGATGGATGACCTTCGCGCGAGCGCGGGTCGCGGGGAAGCGGGTCGCCTCGCTTCCATTGCCATCACCGAGGCGCAGACCGCGCAAATGTGGGCCGTTAAGGCTCTCACCTGGAAAGATTGAAGGAGGTCACTATGGACGACAAGCCGACCACCGGCACGGTTCCGATGTCCGGCGCCTACGTCAAGCAGAAGCACCGCCTCGCCGCTGGTGAGAAGCTTGACGGCCAGTCGCTGCCTCCGGAGCCGAAGGTCGAAAAGAATCAGGCGTGATTGAGAGTAAACTTCTCAATCGCCTGAAGGCGGAACAACAGCAGTTCTCTGTGGACGCTTTGCGGCGTCCGCAGGAACGCGATGCCTTTGAGTACGGGTATCGTGTCGGCGTCGTTGCCGGATATGAGGCAGCGATTAACGCGTTATTGAAGCTGCTCGAAGAGGAGAAATCTGGTGTCAATGACTTCTGAGAACGCGTTGGCAGAGGCTTTCCCGGATGTAGATCCGGGCATTCAGCCTTTTGGGAGCCGCGTTCTGGTGCAGATTCGTACACCGCGCCGGGTCAGCCGTGGCGGTATCATCCTGTCCGCTGAGACGCAGGACACGGAGAAGTGGAACACGCAGGTCGCCAAGGTGATCAGCGTTGGTCCGCTGGCGTTCAAGAACCGCAATACTCAGGAATCGTGGCCCGAGGGCGACTGGTGCAAGCCGGGCGACTTCGTGCGCGTTGCCAAGTACGGCGGTGACCGCTGGGAAGTGCCGTTCACCAAGAACGACAGTGCCATGTTCGTGATCTTCAATGACCTCGACATCATCGGTCAGGTCACGGGCGATCCGCTGGCGATCAAGGCGTTCATCTGAAAGGAGATGAATTATGTCTGAAGTTATGAAAGAGAACGACGACGAAAAAGACGACGATATCGTTATCGTAGAAGACCCTAACAAGTTATCTACTGCCGCAGATACCGAGCGAGACGATGATGACGACGATGATGAGCGCGTCGCATCGTCCAACGAGGACGGTGAGCGCGATGCCATTCGCGAGCGCCGTCGCCTTGAGAAGCAGGAGCGGAAGCAGCGGCGCGAGGAGGCCATCAAGCGTGACAAGCTTGAGTTAGACTTCCTCCGCAAGCGGAACGATGATCTTGAGCGCCGCATCAGTGCTCAGGAGCAGCGCACCCACAAGCTCGATCTGAGCGCGTTCGATGCTGAGATCGCCAAGGCGGCGAACGAAGCTGACATGGCTGACCGCGTGATCGCCAAGGCGGTCGCTGCGGGTAACGGTGACGATGTTACCCAGGCCATGAAGTATCGCGATCAGGCTCTGGCGCGCATCCAGCAGCTAAATCTCCAGAAGCAGCAGGTCGCGCAGCAGACTCCCAAGCCCCAGCAAGTCGATGAGATGACGCTGCGGTTCGCCCAGGAGTTTATCAAAGAGAACCCCTGGTACGACGCTCAGGGGCGCGATGAAGACTCTGCCATCGTCATCGCCATCGATCAGGCCATGGCTAAGGACGGTTACGACCCGCGTAGCCCTGAGTATTGGGACGAACTGCGGAAGCGTGCTGCCCGCCGCCTGCCCGACAAGTTTGGCGCTGAGGAGAAGTCTTCGCGACGTGCTGAAGAGAAGCCTGAGCCGAAGCGGGAGCCGCGTGGTGGCCCGGTTGTTGGGTCGGGGCGTGAGCATGCGCCTGCCAGCACCAGGAAGGAGATTTATATCTCCCCGGAGCGGAAGCAGGCGCTTATCGAGGCCGGTGTGTGGGATGACCCCACGCTGCGCGCCCGGTACGTTAAGCGGTATGCGGAGTACGACCGAAGCAACAAGGGTTAAAAACCTTGCTTTTGGGTTTTCCGCGTATTAATGATTACTCAATCGCTGGAAGGAGCGATTACATGACCGACGAACGCTTGAGGAAATCTGCTGGTGAAGGCCGCGAGAACAGGGCGATGCAAGATCGCGCTGTGACACAGAATCGCGAGATCTCCGATGACGAGCGGGTTGCGATGTTTCGTCAGCAATTCTTTCAGTCCTCTCTCCCGGACCTGCCTAAGATCCCCGGCTGGCATACCTGCTGGCTGACCACCACCAATCCCCGTGACTCCATTCAGATGCGTATTCGTCTGGGCTACGAGCCCGTGAAGCCGGAAGACGTTCCCGGCTGGGAATATGCGACGTTGAAGACCGGCGATTGGGCGGGGCTTATTGGCGTCAACGAGATGCTTGCTTTCAAGCTGCCGATTTCTCTTTACGAGAAGTATATGCGGGAAGCGCACCATGACGCACCAATGCGCGAAGAAGAGAAGCTCACCGACACCGCTGACTTCCTGGAGCAGCAGGCGCGGGCTTCAAAGTCTAAGCTGCAAATTGGGGAAGGCAACTTGGAGATTGGGCAACGGCGGGAGGCTCTCTTTGACCTCTCGTAACCCCACGAACCATTAGGAGCCACTATGTCTTCGACTAGCGCGCCTTTTGGCTTTCGTCCGTCGTACCACAACAGTGGTCAGATGCGTCCGAAGGCCTACACGATTGCGAGCACCTACGCCGCGACCATCTTCTCCGGTGACCCGGTGAAGCTGACCGACAACGGCGTTGTCCAGCTTGGCACGTCTGACGGCACCCGCTCGGGTACGGTCGATGGTATCCTGCTGCTCGGCATCTTCGCCGGGTGCCAGTACCTCGACGCGTCCGGCAAGCCGACGATCAGCCCCTTCTGGCCGGGCGGCACCACGGGCACGGAAATCGTGGCCTGGGTGTACGACGATCCGGAAACGCTGTTCGACGTTCAGTACACGAACCCGTCGGCGGGCACGACTGTGCAGACCGCCGTTGGTGAAGAGTGCGACTGGACGGTTGCCTCGCCGGGTGGCTCGACTCAGACGGGTCTCAGCAACTGCCAGCTTACCGCCATTCAGGCGACCTCTGGCCAGTTCCAGATCACTGGGTTCGGCTACAACATCAACGACAGCCTTACTGATGCCTTTGTGACCGTCACCGTGCGGATCAACGAGCATCACTACAAGGCTGCGGTTAACTCGGTCTGAGGAGGGCTTAACCCATGGCTACCCCGATGCGTAGTACCGACTTTCGGTCGGTCGTTGAGCCCATCCTGAACGAAGTCTTCGACGGCGTTTACGATCAGCGCGCTGACGAGTGGAAGATGGTCTTCCGCGAGCAGAAGGGCATTCCGCGCAACTACCATGAAGAGCCGGTTCTGTATGGCTTCGGCGCTGCCCCGGAACTCCCGGACGGCATGGCTGTTAGCTACCAGAGCGGCGGCGTGCTGTTCCTCCAGCGCTACCTCTACAAGGTCTACGGTCTGGCCTTCAGCCTGACCAAGGTCCTGGTCGAGG